AGGCAGACGCTAATCAAGGGCTAGGGCAACTAGGCATGGATGATCTTGCAATTCCTTTTCTTCGTATTCTGAGTGATACGTCACCACAGATTAAGAAGAGAGATCCTCAATACATTGAGGGAGCGGAAAGTGGAATGATCTACAATACGCTGACAAAAGAAATATTTGACGGAACAAAAGGTGTGGATGTTATTCCATGCTCTTACCAACGTCAATATATTGAATGGCAAGATAGAGGCAAGGGCACTGGTGCTCCTGTCAATATCTATTCTGGTGACAGTGATATACTGTCAAAAACTCAACGAGATGATCAACGTAAAGATAGATTATCAAATGGTAATTATATTGAAGATACGGCTAATCATTTTTGTTTGATTAAAAGCGATAATGGGGTTTGGTCACAAGCTCTTATCGCAATGAAAAGCACACAAAGAAAAAAATCTAAAAGATGGAACTCTTTGATGCTTGGCTTAAAGTTAAAAGGTTCGAAGGGGTTATTTACACCGCCTTCATACTCTCACATTTACTCGTTGAAAACGATTGCAGAATCAAATGATTTGGGTGAATGGTTTGGTTGGGACGTCTCTAGAGTCGGTCCAATCGAAGATGCTGACTTGTATTCACAAGCAAAAGCTTTCTCCGCGTCTGTAGATGCTGGTGAAGTAAAAGTTAAGCATGAAGACGAAAGTGTTGACAACGCGACTTCTGACGCGTACTAGACACTTAGTTAACACCGAGGGAGCATCATTTTTCCTCCTACAAAAAATACTGCTCCCTCAACTATGTATGAGAATTTATGGAAGAGAGACAAAAATTTATTGAGATATTTTCTGGGCTAACTAGAGCGTACGGCCAAACAGAAAGCCGATCTAAAAATCAAAACGGCAAGATAGAAGCCAAATCTTGGATAGAAAAACAAGAACTTACAGAATTACAATGGAATAATCACTTAGATGGTAAAGAACCATCCCTTGGTATTATACCAATTAGAGACGATAATACGTGTCGATGGGGAGCTATAGACATAGATACCTACGATGGATTCGATCATAAAAAACTAATCACCCAAATACTTGATAAGAAATTACCGTTGGTTGTATGTAAATCAAAAAGCGGCGGTGCTCATGTATTTTTATTTGTAAATGAGCCATGCACTGCAAGAGATATGCAAATAAAATTAACAGAGATAGCTGCATGGTTAGGCTACGGTGAGAGTGAGATATTTCCAAAACAAATTGAACTGAACTCAAAAGGTACAGGTAACTTTTTAAACTTGCCGTATAACCACCCAGAGTATCCGACAAGATATGCGTTAGATGATGAAGGTAATGCATTGATTGAATTGGGTATGTTTATAAAGCATTATGAAAGTAAAGTCGTATCGAATCTCGGCATGGTTATTATTGATAAACCTGTTACCGAAAAATCAAATGATGATTTTAAAGGCGCTCCTCCGTGTCTCATTACCTTGGCATCACAGGGCTTTGCTGAAGGCTCACGCAATCAATGTTTATTTCAGTTAGGTATTTATTTACGACAACGTTTTCCTGATCAATTAGAACAAAAACTAGATCAGTATAATACAAAATATTTTAATCCACCTCTGCCTAGTAGAGAAGTACTGACAATATTCAAACAGGTAGAAGATAAAAAATATTTTTATAGGTGTGATGAACCAACATTTAAATCAGTATGTGAAAAGATTCGATGTCAATCACAGAAGTTTGGTATTGGTAATTCTGCGTCTAATGACATTACGAGTTTAAAGAAGTGGGTGTCTGATAATCCAATGTATGAAGTGACACATAATGGTAAAGTTATTATCTTATCACTTGATCAATTAGCAACGCACGGTGAATATAGAAAACAATGTATAGCGCAAGCGAATGAAAGCCCACGGCCCATCGCCCCTGCAATATGGGCAGATACTGTAGATGCTTTGCTTAAAAATATGGGCGAAGGTGATTACATACATTTACCTGGCGAAGTCACCGCAAAAGGTCAATTCTTAGATCAATTAAAAATATTCTTAGAAAATAATGGTGGTGCAAAAGATAGACAGGATGTCCTTACAGGCATGGTCTACGAACATAAAGATTATTTATTCTTTAAACCACAGTCCTTCAGAGATTTTTTAAAGACAAAACGATTTAATAAAATGTCTGACTCACATATGTTTAAAGTATTTTCTGAGTTTAGTGGTAATTCTGCAAAGCTTCGTGTTGGCACAAAGTCGGAGCATGTATGGAAGATACCATCAAATATAATTGAAACAGAATATAAATTAAAAGACAAAGACTTTACGGAAGAAGATCCATATTAATATGCAGTTAGAATTATTTAAAAATGAAACGCTCAGCGAATACTATAAAATCGATAAGATTGACGTTGTTGACATATATGATCCTGCAAAACAATATTATCCTTTATTAAATCAAATACAAAGAGGGGATTATTTTCTTTATAAAACAGGCTATACACATCCTGCTCTTTATCTTTACGGAGATGTTTTTCCTTCTTTATATAGTAATTTAACAAAAAGATTTGTTCAGCCTCATATTAGAAAAGATGAATATGTTCATTATGGATTTACTTGTTCTGTCACAAAAAAATTACATTATCATTTAATGCATAGGTTAGTGGGTTGCGCTTTTATTGTAAACGACAACCCTTCTATAAAAAAAATAATAAATCATAAAAACAATCAAAACCATGATTTTAGAATAAGTAATTTAGAATGGGCTTCCTATAGAGAAAATGTATCAACTCAAAATGTTAATAAAGGAAACAGAATTTTAATTAGAAATAAATTACGTGAAAGACACGAGATAGAAATGAAGAAGGAACAAGATGCGTAGAAATATAGTTATAGGGCCGCCAGGCACAGGTAAAACAACCTTTCTAAAAAAGAAAGTAGATAGATTAATTAACGAAGGTCATTGTCGTCCTGATGAAATAGGATACTTTAGTTTTACCGTCAAAGCGGCAGAAGAAATACGTGATAGAGTTAATACTATTAAGTGGAGTGAAGATGAATTGAAGAAAATGTATCCATACTTTTGTACGTTGCACTCGCTTGCGTATAAGCGTCTACAGCTGCAGGGAACGGACATCATGGATGAACAGGACTATGAAGAACTTTCACGGATCACGGGCCGTCTCTTTGTTAATAAAATGAAAAAAGGAAACGGTGTTGACATCTCTATGCCAACAGCAAAGAGTGAATACCAAGACATTATTAATTTAGCATACGCAAAGTATCCTGATAAAGAAGATAGACTACGACGCGTGTTTCAAACAGTAAAGCTCAATGACTACGGCGCACGGAACACGATTGAACAAATGGATTTAGATTTAAAAAACTTTAAACGTGATAGACAAAAATTAGAATACGTTGATTACTTTAATCGTTTTTTAGAAAAAAGAAATCCACCGCAATTAAAATATTTATTTGTTGATGAAGCACAAGATCTATCTGCTCATCAATGGAAAGTAATAAATATGATAGAAGAAGTAGCACAACCAATAGAAACATATGTTGCTGGTGATGATGATCAAGCTATCTTTCGTTGGGCTGGTGCAGACATTGAACATTTTATTGATATGGCGATGGATCCAACAAACAATGTTATTCCGTTAAAACAATCGTATCGTATACCAAAGAGTGTGCACATTATTGCCACAAAATTAGCACAGCGTATTTCGAAAAGAATTGATAAGACATACAATCCACGAGAGGAAGAAGGACAGGTAAAATTCTTAAATATCAGACCTTTAAACCAAGGTATTGCTGAGGGTGAATGGTTAATCTTGTGTCGCACACATGAGATTGTAAAGCAAGTTTGTGAATCTTTAGAGATGTATGGTTGGTTGTATAAACGTTATGGTCAGTCTGTTATTAATTTAAAATACATAGAAGCTATCAAAGCGTGGACACGTTTACAAAACGGACATAAAGTTTCAGGACAACAATGTGATACGTTATATCAATTTATGGATAGCACACGTATTAAAAGAAACTATGGTACGTTTAAAGGTGAGATAAGTGGTATTTATTCTTTAGAAACACTTATCAAAGAGTTTGGACTTCGTGAAAAAATTAAAGACATGGACGTTCATGATATGAAATGGTATGATATATTAAATGCGAAAGGATTTAGAAAGAGAATAAATTATCTCAGAGCGATTATGCGCGAAGGAAATAAATTAGATGATACACCACGTATCGAAGTATCTACCATACACGCAAGTAAAGGCGGCGAAAGAGATAATGTTATGTTGTTAACGGATTTATCATACGGACCATATAGTTCGATGAAAGATTCACGACAAGGAATGGATGATGAAACCCGCGTTTTTTATGTTGGGGCGACAAGAGCTAAAGAACAACTAGTCGTGGTCCACCGAACAGAAGGTCAGTTTGAATTTGAATCAATATTTATACAACAAGGTAATACATATGATATCTCAGAAAATATTAGAAGAGGCTAAAACTCTTGTTGGTGGTGATCGCCAAGAAGACTACGGTGACAAATTAATAAATCATCAAAACATTGCAAATTTATGGAGTGCTTATTTAGATACAAAAATTACAGCACATGATGTTGCGATATGTATGGGTTTGGTAAAGATTGCCAGATTAAAACACGCACATAAAAAAGATAGCTATGTTGATTTAGCTGCTTACGCTGCGATAGCTGGAGAAATAGATGAAAGAACAACCTAATTGGTTTCCTAAAGTACATCGCATGCCTAGTGAATGGGTTATGCCTGATCACTTCCCTGATCTATCTGGTTATGACGAGATAGCAATTGATTTAGAAACACGCGACCCTGGTATAAAAGATACAGGACCAGGATATATACGTAAGAATGGTGAAGTCGTCGGTATCGCTGTTGCTGTAGATGGGTGGAAAGCATACTATCCCATTGCTCACGAAACACCGCCCAACATGGATAAAGGGATTGTAACGAAATGGTTAAAAAAACAATGCTCATACGAAAATATTAATTATATATTTCATAACGCTTTTTATGACGTAGGCTGGCTTACAGCGATGGGTGTTGACATCAAAGGAAAAATAATAGACACTCTAATTGCGGCACCACTTGTAGATGAAAACAGGTTTCGATTTGACCTAAACTCATTAGCAAAAGATTATCTAAAAGAGTCTAAATCGGAAGCCCAACTCTACGAGGCTGCCAAAATGTGGGGTCTAGATCCGAAAGGAGAAATGTGGAAGCTTCCCGCATCTCACGTTGGAGAGTACGCAGAGCAAGACGCTGCTGTGACGCTACGCTTATGGCATCACCTTAAAAAAGAAATAACATCACAAAACTTAATTAATATTTTTGAGTTGGAAACGGATTTATTTCCTGTTTTATTTAAAATGAAACAAAAAGGTGTACGCGTTGATTTAGATAAAGCGGAGAGAATTAAAAATGATTTACAAAAACAAGAAAATAAACTTTTACAATCTATTAAAAAACTTTCAGGTACATCTGTGGAAGTCTGGGCTGCGGCTAGCGTGGCAAAAGCGTTTGATGCATTACAGATTCCTTATGACCGCACACCGACAGGGCAACCAAAGTTTGATAAAAACTTTTTATCAAGTCATGATTCTCCTTTGGCAAAGATGGTTGTGGAGTGTCGTGAAATTAATAAAGCGCGAACCACGTTCATTGAAAGTATCACCAAGCATTCGTACCGAGGCAGGATTCATGCTGAGATCCACCAAATGCGTTCGGATCAAGGAGGAACAGTAACAGGAAGATTTAGTTACTCGAATCCAAATTTACAGCAAATACCAGCACGGCACGGGATTCTCGGCCCACTGATCAGAAGTATCTTTGTTCCTGAGAAAGATTGTGAGTGGGGTATCTTTGATTACTCGCAACAAGAACCACGGCTCGTCGTACATTACGCAAGCCTACGGCATTTTACAGGTGCGGGTAAGTTTGTTGATTCGTATCAAGAAGATGAAACAACGGACTTTCATACAATGGTATCAGAAATGGCTGACATACCTCGTAAGCAAGCTAAAACAATTAATTTAGGGCTATTCTATGGCATGGGTAAAGGTAAACTAATGTCACAGCTCGGGGTTAATCTTGAGACAGCAAGTGAACTGCTTGCAAGTTACAATGAACGCGTACCATTTGTTAAGCAACTGATGAATGATACAATGAACAAAGCTGGTAAGAAAGGGTATCTATCTACATTAGAAGGTAGACGATGTCGTTTTGATCAATGGGAACCAACGAATGAGTGGGGACAGAAGTCTCTGCCTTTAGCTGAAGCTCAACAGCAATACGGCGAACATATGATTAAACGTGCCTGGACGTATAAGGCACTCAATAGATTGATACAGGGCTCTGCTGCTGATCAAACAAAGAAAGCAATGCTAGAATTAGATAAAGAAGGCTATCTGGCACACATACAAGTACATGATGAACTTGACTTTTCTGTTGCAAGCGATGCAGATAAAGTTAAGATTAAAGACATTATGGAAAACTGTGTTGAATTA